GGCTGAGAACACCTGATCAGGTGTTAAGTCATTAAACTTAAGCCCTACTTTATCAAGGTAAGAAGTTAGTTCTGTCTGGTTTGTGGTGTTTCTATCATCATTCCAGTTTTTAACGTAGTTGTTAAACCCTGTGGTGTAGCTGTCAGCGTTGCCAAATGAAGCAAGCAACGCATCTGATATAGGCTCACCAAATTGATCTAGGTAGCTTGCTTTTACAGCATTGACTTGCTTATAGTAATCTTTGATATGGGCGTCAGCCTCACCTGCCGACATTGTCAACAGGTCATTTGCACGCTTGTCTGACAGTGGCAGGCCCATTTGCTTTGCAGCATCTTTGATCACCGATGCATTTAACTCAGCCTGCCTTGCAAAGCCCATGGCTGCTGAAAGCATGGCCGTTGGGTCACCTGACTTCAAAGCATTTACAAGGTTCAAACCGCTAGCTGCAAGCTTAGCGTTAGAATTGTTTGTTAATGACGAAGCAGATAATGCAGCGCCTGTAAAGTCTCCTTTGCCAAGAGCCGAAGCAACAGCTGCGTATTGCACAGGCCGCATTAAGTCTTCAGGTATTGTGACGCCAATTTGCGGAGAAATGCTAACTAATGACCCAATAATTCCTTGCAAATTCTTTTTGTCTAAAGCGTACAAAAGTTGTACACCTTGCTGCGCAGTTGTAATTGCACTTGCGTTAGCTGCAAGCCAGTTTGCTGCCGAATTATCTACACCTGCGGCAATGTAACTACCAAGTGTGTCAATGTCAAATGCTTGCGTAGTAAGCGTTGTAGGAAATGTATTAAATTGCGCGCCATAAGCATTGGCAGCGCCAAGCGCGCTTAAAACTGCGCCTACAGTATTACCATTGGCCGCGTTGCCAACAGCACTGAGGGCCATGGTAAATGGCTGGTGCGGCCCCGGGATCATGGACGCGACGCTCAATATTTGGGAAATAAAGCCCCAGTCACTCGTTGAACCACCGTACTGCGTATAAAAGATCGGCATGCCTAGTTCATTGAACATCACGCCATAACTGGTAGAGCCATCACCTGCAAAAGTACCAGACCAAATGTCGCCGCCTGCCCTGCTATAATTTGCAGGAATTGCTTTGCCTGTTACCTTATTGCCAAAAGTTTCACCGCTGTTATAAACTTTTTGTCCGTCTTTTGTTATAACTTCGTTGCTTGCAAGCGGGACGAGCGATGTAATAGGGTTTCCGTCTACATCCGTTCCTTCTTCCACGCCTTTAAAATAACGAGGCTCTAACGTGGCGTTTTTAGGAACCATAACGGTTCTAGACTCTGGATAGCCTTCAGAATCATAGCCACCTGTTGGCTCTACATAAAAATAGTCACCACCGCCATAGCCGTATTCGTCTGCGCCTGTTGCTCGAAGTTCATGACCGTTATAGTAGTATTTTGTTGTAACAGGCGTATACGCTGGGACTTTGCCAAAATCTTCAAGCCTTGTAATGCCTTGCGCGTATAAAAGCTCCGCCATATTTTGTGCGTTAGCTTGTGCACTACCAAAGCCTTGGCCCGTCCATTTATCAGACGTGCCTTGCTCAAGAATTTGTTTTGCAAGACGTTCAACAACTGATTGATCACTAGCGGCTACAGGCAACGCACCAAAGTACTCTTGCAACGCTAAATCATTAGCGTCCATCCATGCGTCTTCAGATGCTTGAGACATATAATTTACGTTGTTTGTGTTGCAGGGTTAACCGAATTAACAAGTTGCTCAGCCCACTCTTGCCAATCATCAAACTGATACGGCCCGGGAATACCTTCATTGGTAAACACGTCAATGGCTTTTAAACCTGCGCCCCACTCTTTCCAATCAGTATTTGCGTTAGGTATTGATAATTGCTGCGCGGCGTATAACTCGCACATAAGCGACGCCCAAGACTCAAAAGTGTGGTATCGTGGGTCATAAACCTGAGCAACATTAAGCAGATTAGCCATAAGGTCTTGAATCTCCAACGTCCGCGTCCAACAAAACTTTACCTACTTGATAATCCCCGCCTGCAACGTTAGATACAAACTTTAGTCGCAGCTCACGACGTTGCTCACGCATATCAATTTTACCTGTACTAGGGCTAAACGTGTAAGGACCTGTTGTCTCGTCCGCAACCTGCGCAAATGGGCGACCCGTAACGTATAAATCCATGTCGCCTTCTTGAATAAAGTCAGGCTCTACACGTTCTAGTCTTAACCATCTATTGTCGCCAACAGGGCTAGGCTGCGATGGGCCGCCTGCAACCAGACCTAAGTCACTAGTTTCAAAGTAGGACTCAATGGCAACTGAAAGAGCGCCTACAACTTTATCAGTTCCAATTTCATTTTGGAATAAAGACACAAAACTCATTAGTGTAGACACTGTTAAGACAAAGCCTGCGCCGCCTGCAATACTTGCGGATAGCGTATTGCCAACTGCGTAATTAGCCCCATGCCCATTAATCACAACAGAAGTTATAACACCACCTGCAACGGTAATATTTGCAGTGGCACCTGTTCCTGCACCGCCCGTTAAAGCTTGATTGTTATAAGTCCCATTGGTATAGCCTGCACCAGCGTTTGTGATGGTGGCAGTCAGAATACCGCCTGAAGCGTTGATATTCCAATCAGCGGCAATTGGAAAGGGAAAGATTTGAGAAAAGTAACCAGCAGAGCGCTGAGCACCCAAAGCTTGACCTGCGTCGTACCAGACGTTCTCACGTACGTTGTAGATGACTGCGTCCGTACATTCAGTAGCAGTACCTCGTGGATAGAACCACCAAATCTCGCCAAAGCGAGGAACTTTGGTTACCCAAACTTTTTCACGCTGCGCGTAGTTTAGGTTGTCAAAGAAGTAGTTCTGGTTAAAAGTATTTGGGATTTCCTTCACAACACCGTTGTAAAGCAAGAACCGGTCAACGCCGCACCAATAATACACACCGTCGTACTCAATCACAGATTGGCTTGAAAGAATAGATGACTGGCTGGAGATTAAGTCATAACGCCAAAACTGCGGTGGCGTGCCTGTACCGCCAATGTAAGACACACGAATTAAAGAGTCCAAGCTCCAAAAGAGGCCCGATGGTGCATTAGAACCTCCGCGTACTGGTAATCCTTGGACAATCTTGCCGGTGGCCGCTGAGACCTCGTTGGCATCAGCAGATACCCAGTCTTGTACATTTCCGGCTGAACAATTCTTAATCAGACCATCATTGCCATAGACAAACACGTAAGGGTGCAAGGTCACTACACCCCCAGACACGGATACTTGATTGTCAAAGGTTAGTGTAATGCTGGAGCCATTAGCAGTTGCCGGTGCCGAAATAGTTAGCGTCGTAGATGCAATAGATACTACGGTGGTCCCTCCCGGAATGCCTGTGCCTGTAACAAGCTGGCCTGCGCCAATTTGTGTATTAGCCGCTGACATTGTAATTGTTGTTAATCCACTAGTAATGGTTGCAGCTACAGCAGTAAACACACCAACTGGGCTTAGACTAGTGCCTGTAATTGTTCCGCCAAGCACAGGGGTGTTAGTATTGTTGTCAATTAGCGTTAGGTTTTGACCGGGGTGAGCTAGCAATAAGTTATTACCCGAGCCTGTGCCATCAAAGAAAGTGTCAAACTGCCAAAGATTATTTGCGTTGGCAGTAAAGCCGGATAAAGTCATGTCAGTAATACCCGAGCCTGTACCTGTATTGCTAATAGGCAAAACCTGCAATCCACCTGAATAGCCGTTAAACACGTTATTAAAGTTTTGTTGCGGATTTAAGTAAATGCCGCGGCTTGGGCCTGCAAAGTCATCCACAATCTCTCTATAGCCACCCATCTTACGAGGACGACCGCGTTGAAACCGCACCCAGCTGCCGTCAGTGTATGCGTCAGCATCAAAAGTTGTGCCGTCCCGCTGAATTCCGGGCTTTGTGTCAAGCGCAAAAACTTTTTTGGTCATGTAAATGTGCCTCCAGCAATGCCGGTGGTAAACGTGCCAGAACCAGTAACCGTTATACCCGTTGCCGTTGCTTTAAGCCTTTGCGTTCCAAGCACTGAAATGCCAAACTCGCCTGCAGCAGGGCGGTACACACCGGTGCCTGTTTCAGCGGCAAAGTTAAGTGATGGGGTTCCAACGTTGCCGTCAATCAAACTAACAGTTGTTGCTCCAGCCTGTGTGGTATTGGCATTAAGAAAGTTTGTGCCATCGCAAATAAGCGTAGCTTGTTGCCCCGGAGGAATTGTTGCAGAAAATCCTAACCCAGTTGTAATCGTTAACGAGAAACCATTGTCCGTTGTTTGGTTTGATATGACGTACAAGTTAACAATCGGCGGGAAGGTAACTACTGAGTTGCTGGTTAAATTGCCAACATACTCTTGAATAGTATTGGCTGCCTCGTTGTTAGTCAGCGTAACAGCCCCGCCAGTTACGTTTTTTGTCAATGCAGTAAACGCAAACTGACTGCTTACGCCATAGCCAATGGTTACGTATGCTGTGCCAGTACAGACAATAAACGCCGACTCGGTTGGGTTAAATGTCTTGGTGCTGTTGCCATCAATCAGCTCTGCGCCAGTACAAGAAAATATGAATGAGCCTGTACCATTATTTTTAAATAGCGTAAACCAGTTATTGCCTAATGTTGCTGCGGCTGGAAGTGTTGCAGTACCTGCGCCGCCACCCCACACTCTAGTTTGCGCTCTATCAGTTGCTGCAAGTGTAGAGCCTGTTGAAATTGCTGCTGACGGGTGGCTTTGATTCAGCGTTGCGCCGCTTGCAACTAACCCATAACCTGCCAATGTTGCAGCATCGGCGCTAGATGTGCCAGTTCCAAAGGCAATTACACCCCAAGTGCCTTGACTGGTTGAATTAGTTGTTATATAGATATACTTGGATTCTCCAGCAGCCACTGAAACGATGGTATTTGTACCTGCGTAGTCCTTAACAGTGAATGTATTGGCGCCAATGTTACGGATTAAAGCGTCGTTGCCTACCGATGTCTGATCCGCAGGCGGCATATACAAGTTAAGGCTACCGGCAGTTGCCGTGACCTGCATAATACGCGCAGCATAGTCAGCGTTTGTTGTGCTGTTGGAAGGCCAGTTTAGTTGCGTGTTGGCAGTTAGCGTGACGGCGCGAAAGCTAACATCAGTTGGCTGAATAACGTCACCGGTGAAGGGACTTACATAACTCATGAATCCACCGCTACGGCTTGACGATCTGCAATGCGAAGCTTATCTTCAGCCATCAATGTTTGCATGATCAAATCATAGTTTTGCTGCCACATAGGCATACGCTCATCATTCTTTAAGAACGGCATGGCCTGCATAAGGGACCCGTAGAGCAAAGCTTGTGGCGCGTAAATAGTAAACCAATTAGTTTGGTTCGATGAATCCAGAGGTTGTACTCGTTCATAGTACAACACCTCAAACGCGTAGTTTGCATTTGGCGTTGGTGCTATCAACCAGTTGGAGTAATCGTAGTCGCAGTAGTACAAAGGCACGTCAGTGGCGGTTGAATCAGGCCAGTAATTGCGAAGGTACTCATACTTACGAAGCAGTACGGGCTGACGATCACCACTTACCGTCACGTTCATGGAAACAGTCTTATGCCATCTTGCAGGCTTGGCAATAACGCCATTGCCTGATACCATAGTGCTTGTGTTAACAGTTAAGTTGCCAAGGAACTTAATTTGGCTAGCAATGATCTGCTCAGCCAACATAATAAAGAGTGGAATCTTTGCTATGGTGGCGGCGTCAGTACGCTCCAGATAAGACTGGATGTTCTCCACTAAAGAGTCATAGGTCATTACAGCAGCAGTTGCCATGCTTACTTGCTCCGCTTCCTAGCCATAGCCATATTGTCAACCAAATTAGGATAGGGTCGGCCTGCTGCTTTGGCTCTTGCTTTTGCTGCCGACTTTTTCTGCGGCGAAAGAGGCTTAGGCTTACCTAATGATTTTGGCCGTTGTTTTTCCCAAACAGGCTTACTTGTTGCCATTTTAATCACCTCTCATGGATAAAGACATAACATTTTTTCACGATAAAAACAACGCCCGTTCGTCAATACGTCGCTTTTGCAAACCTTTAAGGATTTTCCCACCTGCCATGCAGTATTTCAGGAGTTCTTCCGCCGCGCCCTCCATGTCACCACGAAGCACTTTTTGACGCAAAGTTGACCTCTGTAGCGTACCCAAACCTACATTGAAAGCAAAAGATACCAATGCGTCAAACTGTCCTTGAGTAAGAGGCACAGGACAATAAGTAGCCACGCCTTTCTCAAACCGAGCAAGGTCTGCCCTAAGTATTGCATCGACTTCCTCCATTGAGTGTTTACGCATGGCCTCTGGCGGGGGCACAAAGGCATCCCGTTGGTCTATCTTGAGCTTGCCTTGCTCTGGGAACATCACATGACCTACCCCGACAGTCCACAGTTTTGCAGGGCATTTGTAGGGATTCTGCCTCACGCCCTCGTGATGGCGAATCATGTGCAGGCACTTGGCTGAGATGTTCATTTGCCAAACGCCCGACCGCCAAAGTGGAAAGCGATAATGCTGGCGAACAGTGCTTGGGTTTCCGGGTCCCACAGCATCTCGGCTAACTCGGAGAACGGTACACCACGGCTCCAGCCATAAGCAAACAAGCCTACATCCACAAACACCAACAGGAAGAAGAAACCGTATGTGATGACTGGGCGAACAGAGGCGCGAAGGTTTTTCATCCACTCGCTAGTACCCTCGTTCAAGGCGGTATCGTGGGCGTAGATGGCTTGCATCTCAGCCTGTTGAGCACCGATCAGAATCTGCTTGGTGTTAGCCGCGCTCTCTGTTTCTAGCTGTTCTGACTTGATATGCTCGATCCGCTCTTGGGCTTCAAAGCCTGCTTTGCGTAGCTCTAGTTCACGGGTGATCTGCATTTGCGCCAACGCCAACTCGTGCTTCTTATCCGAACGGTCTTGGAAGAAGTCAAGAATCTTGGGTAAGCCGCCCATCAAGAATGAGATCAGGGTTGAAAGTAGTGTAAGCATTTAAAGTCCAATCATTCCAAGTAGTTTATCTACGATTTTGCCCGCCAACTCGTCTGGCAGATACTGGAGTAGGCCGAGCACCCACCAAGCCACACACAGGCGCACGAACACCTTGAAGAAGAGATCAGCCTGTTTCTGGTACTCATTCACCGACCACACCTTGTCTTGGCGCACAGTTCAGCCAACTCATTAAGCCCCCAGCCAACAGCACCTAAGAGCATCACGATTACGACAATCCCAACCGCCCACTCCATCTGTTCCTGCTCGGCTTCCTTGCGCTTCTTCTCTTCAGCCTTTAGCTCTGCCATCTCTCTGGCATCATCTCTATCCATCTCAGCTTGCCGAGCCTTGGTCGCATTCCACACGTCTATGCGTCCCGCCTGCATGAACAGCATCTTTAGCTGTTCTTCAAACCGCTTGGCTTCATCCAAAGCCATCTCAATCTGTAACGCCGCGCCTAGGTTGGACTTACC